GCGCCTAACTCGCTATTAGACTTATGGTCTCAGTATTACATATTGACAGACGGTGCTACACTAGGGACAGAGTATAGCTTTTACAGGCATACTCATTTTGACGCGGATCCGTTTAATGCTTACACCTATCTCATTAAGCCCAACATGGATGAAGCAATTCATAAACGTGTAGCTCCGTGCACCTTTCGACTAGACGCCAAAGACTATAGTGAATTGCCTGAGATAGTGTACAACTATATTCCTGTAACACTATCTGACAAGCTTATGGTAATGTACAAGAAGTTCAAAAAAGAGTTTCTACTTAACATCAACAACGTAGATCATACCGCGTTAAATGCAGCGACGCTTAGCCAGAAGTTGAGACAGTTTCTGCAAGGCTTTATTTATTACAACACAGAAGAGGTCTTGCCAAATGGAAAGTACGTACGCGCGACTACTCCATTACACACTGCTAAGCTTGACAGACTTAAGGAACTTATGGAAGAGATTGGCCAGCCGATCCTCTGTGCCATACAGTATAAGTACGAAGTAGAAGTACTGAAAAAAGAATTTCCTGACGCGCCTGTTATAGCTGGTGGAACTAAACCAGAAGATGCGACACGGTATATCAAAGACTGGAACTTAGGAAAAATACCGCTACTACTATGTCACCCAGCTTCCATATCTCATGGCGTGAATTTGCAAACTGGTGGATGTAATGTAGTATGGTACTGCCAGACATGGAGCTTAGAAATTTATCAACAGTTCAACAAGCGCCTCCATAGACAAGGACAGAAGTTTGGCGTTGCTATTCATCACCTAGTAGTAAAAAATACCATAGATGACAAAGTGACAAGAGTAATCGCCGAGAAAGGATTAACTCAACAAGCTCTTCTCGACTACTTGAGAGACGAAACGCATTACTAGTATAGGCATAGGAGGCTAAGACATGCAGGACAAGTGGTCAAAGAGAATGATGAAGATAGCGGCGGAAGTGGCATCATGGAGTAAAGACCCACAGAGAAAAGTCGGGTGCGTTATAACCAGTGTGAATAACCACATATTAGCTACTGGTTATAATGGCTTCCCGCGTGGCCTGCCTGACACATTTTCTAGTGCAAAGAATTTGAAAATGATTCACGCTGAAATCAACGCGCTATTACGTCTACAGTACACTGGTTTTATAAATGTGTATGTCTGGGGAGCGCATCCGTGTTCACAATGTGCGGGTGCGTTACTCCAACATGACGTTCTCTCTATATCGTGCTTTGATATTCCAGAAGAGTCTTCATGGAAAGACAGTATGATAACAGCCAGAGAAATGTTCAGAGAGCGTAATGTGAGATACAACGCGGTTACTGAAGAAGTGTGGGGCCTATAAAGCCCGGCGCAGGTCGCGAAAATAATCGTTTACTTTTATAAATAATGATGATATATTATTATTATGTATTGAGGTTAATGATTAACACAACATAACAGGGAGGCACCGATGACCACTTTATTTTTCTTTAACACGTTGTTTCTTACTACGTACTACACGAGCCAGAGGACTAAAGAAAACGTAGACACTATAGAGGCTGTCGCAACAATGATAGCCAACACGTGCTCATACACTAAAATTGAGCGGATGTATCGCCAGTACACATTATCATAGACGGGAGGACAAGATGCCAACTCTTACGCCCGCGTATGGGCGGGACTACAAAAGCCAAGCTGCACTTTTAGCAGACATTGAAGCTAATAAAGACTTCGTACTTAATGACGTCTCAAGTCGCTACCATGGAAGATATTGTAGCCCTTCCGACTTTCCTGGTGAAAGCGTACAGTACCGGTATGCTAAGTTACGTAAAGTGATGGTGTACACATGGGAGGCCAAGAAATGACAAAAAAAGAAGCCAAGAAGCTGAATAGGCTTATAGCACGTTATACTACATGTGCGATTGAGAACAGTTGGAGAGGCTCGCGATGTCCGGAAGAATGTGATGAGATTGAGTCGGATTTTGAAAACGCGGGTCGCGCGCTGCAAGAACTAATTAAGTCATTGACGGTTAAGCAGGAGCAGCCATGATATTAACACTTCCTGCTCAAACACAAGCTGATATTGTTAAACAGCGATATAAAGATGATATGAATAGCGCGTACATACTAGACGCGTTACTCATGAAGCTCAGACACAGAAAGCCCTATAGCTGTAATATTCCTAACTGGACACAGAAGTCGCTGTACTTATTTTATCGCTGGGTAGATGTAAGCGTAGAGCACAATAACTCTCAGAAGGCAACAAATATCTTCATAGAAGAAATATGTGATCTGCTAGAGATACCCGTAGAAGCCGACGTTAAGTCAACGCTCACAGAGTCCAGTGTAGACGTAACGTTTCAGTACAATGCTTACGATATACGTATAGTTGTTTTTGGTACCTTTGCTAACTGCAAGTACATAACAGTGAAGGCAATGGAAGAAGTAACACACACAATTGTACATTGCGGAGGTTGAAGCCATGCCAGAACTATATGTAGACTTTGAAGTGTATTGCGGTATTTGCGGTGACGGTGTATGCAGTGACACGAGTACTAGAGGACTCACAGTAACTGTAAAGTGCAGTCACTGTGAGTCACGTATCAAAGAGTTGGAAGGGCGCGTAGAAGAGCTCGAGTTACTAGACGAGACTTGTCGCGCGTACGAACAACATATTAGCGAGCTAGAAGAAGAGCTTGCTGAAGGGAGAAATAATGAGTGACGACACAGGTCACATCGATCTCATGGACGTTACGCTAAACCTGTTTCAGTTTCTAACAGGTAGCGTGTTAATATACAAGGGTAAAGTAAGGATACTTACTGCGGATGAGAAAGCAATGCTAGCGGTTAGCCTTTCTTTGGTCGCTGCAGCCTTAGCTGCTGATGTGGACCTTGAAATGCTAGCCGCTGCTGAAGTAGACCTTACCAAAAATGAGACAGACAAAGACTTAAACTAGGAGGCAATTATGCAACAGTGGGATGTAGACTATGTGTTAATGGAGTTAGTGAAGGCTAATGTAGTAGTAAACACTGACAAGTGTAGACAGGTACTGACTGACTGTCTAGCACAACCTAATATCAAAATAGAGACGGTCGCTAAAAACGCTGTAACCAAGACAGTTATACAATCAACTACTCAGCCTGAGCAAATGTTATTTGACCCAGCAAATGGTGGGCGTGAGCCGTACCCTTCTCATGCAGAACAATACAGAGCACACCACGATAGGATCGCTTGGCTGTATAGTCCCTGGTCTGGTGATAGGCGTACTGCTAAAGATGTTGGTTCTGACGTATTCGGCATCTTACTCTCGAAAGATGCTGAATAATGCAGACACGGTACACTATACACGACCATGACAAAGAAGGCGCGCTCTTCTGTCTGTATAGAGATGGTCAACGGACTAAGGCTCTCGTATCGTCGTTATCCATTATCAGGAGTAATGACGTGGACATATTCGGAGGCATCTTCCATGGGGAGGGAGCATTTATTGGTGGCACCTTCCATGGTGGAGTGTTTCGTGGTGGTACGTACTACAAAGGCTTATTCATAAACGGTACATTCTGGAATGGCACATTCAAAGGCGGCCAATATAGTGGCGGCATATTCTCTGGTGGCATGTTCCACGGCGGTGTATTTAGCGGTGGGGATTATTTAGGCGGGACCTATTATAACGGGTACTTCTATAACGGTAGATTCAACGGCGGTCTATTTGAGGCAGGGCGTTTCTACGGTGGCGCTTTCTATGGTGATATATTTGTAGCTGGTACGTACTATGGAGGTACTTCCATAGTGGTAAGTTCGGCGGTGGGACGTTTATGCTGGTTCGTACCATGAGTCTTATAACGGCTCACCGCTATTTATCCATGGGAGTCGTCACGCATTCGCGTATTGTGGTAAAGTATCTGGTGTACATCACGTAACTATTGGATGCGAAAACCATGATGTCGCGCGGTGGCTTGCAAATTATGAATCTGTTGGCGCTACTAATCGGTATACTGCGGCGGAGATAAAAGAGTATAAAAGATACCTTGACTTAGTTGTAAAGATCACGGAGGCTGATAATGACACCAAACAGTAATATCGCTAAGTTACTTGCTAAACTGAAGAAGCAAACAGAACAGGCCACGCCAAAAGATAAGCGGGAACGTAAAGTCTATTTGGTAGGGCCCTACTGTGGAACATGCGCTCACTTTACTAATTACCCTAAGACGCTGTATAACACGTTCCATGATAACTTTAAGCGCTGTACCATGAACAACATAGTTGACGCTACGTGTAATGCTTGTGATAAGTATAGGCAATTATAATACTAACAAACAACCTTTAAGCGAGAATGAACGCTCTTAAATTGAGCCTAGATTGACTATCTTAATAGACCTATATAACAGGCTTAGTTTTAAGATAAGTAGTCTTAGAACGCTTAAATGGACCCAACACCAGCAAAGGAAACACAAATGTATTTCAATCCACTGTCATCAGCTAAGTCTAACTACATAGCGTTCGTCCTATGTAACGCTAATCTAGTTGACGTTGTACAATCTTATGTGCCCCACCTTCGCTATGAAGACGGCACTGCGCTTTCTGACACGCACATGACGGGTATAACTAACGCCCTGTACTCAGTACGGACTTGCCTAGCAACTGCTCTGACTTCATGGAATTACACTATAACTTATGCAGAGTTGGATAGGGCGACGGAGCTAGTGAAAGCACGCATGTGTACAACACCTGACTTTCTACTCGCTGTTCAAACAAGCAACACCCAATTAAAAGACGCGACCCTAACGAATGGTCGTAAGGTCCAAGTGATAGACTACATTAACGTAGCCATACAAAATGTCCGCAAGATTTTTGATTTGTGCCCAGGAACCTCACAAGTTGCAGTTCTATGTTACAATTTAAAAGACACTGCGGATAGGATGATGGCGCATTCTCAACAACATTAACCGTAGACAAGGAGAAGTATTATGAGTATCGCAACTATTTGGGGAGACATAGCGCCGTCAGTCTTACCTACAATGCTGAACGTAGGAGGTATTATTGTCACTGGTGTTCTCACAGCTGTGTTAACCGTAGCCAAAAGTTACCTGCACACAAAGCTGCGTAATGACGCAGTAGATCGTGCATTTGCAGTTGTCGCTGCTACTATTAACACGGTTGTAGCGAATCTTATGCAGACAACAGTAAAACAGCTTAAGGCGGTTAGTCCAACAGGTACTTTAACGAACGACCAGAAAAGGAACGTCCTTTCACGGGCAGTAAAAGACGTTTTTGAAGCGCTGCCTAGACCGGTCGCTAATATACTGGAGAATAGTACGCCCGACGCCTTAGTATATCTAAAACGTAATATTGAACAATCTGTATTACAGTGTAAAAGTAATTTACCGATTGAGGTTAAAAAAGTAATACTAGAAAGTAATTTCCAAGATGTAGTTGAAAAAGTAATTCCAGAAGGTGATTTCAGTGGCACAGTTGAGAAGGTAATTCCGCCAAGCCAGCTTTTCTTTATAAACGATGAGTCAAAATAGGAGTTAGTCAATGGTGATCAGGAATGGTTACGTTAAAGTATCAGATATTGTAGCAAGTCTTAAGTCTTTGAGTGATCTCACTGACGTACGTAGCGGAGTGACGTCATTAGTTACCTCACTAGAAACAAGAAAGTCGAATGTCACGCTAATGGCGACACGCGCTAACAATGCCAATACCTGGTTACCGTTAGACGCCTTATTTGCGGCGGTGCAAGAAGTAGAAGACCCTCTATCCGCGATGAGTAAGGCTAAGAAGATGATGATACTCGCGCTTAATGACGCAGATGAGTCATACCATATGAGGTTTATGCAAGCAGGAATGTGCATGTCAGAATGTGTGGTTCTGTGTGACGTAGCTAAAACAACTTTTATGCGTAAGCTAGTTGAGTAACTGTTAACCTACAGATAGTCTACCAATCAGGTTGGTAGGCTATCTAACAATCAGGAGATAAAGACAATGAAAATTATATGGCCAGTAATACTAATGCTCGTGATGTTTATAACTCTAAGTGTGTCCTATCTCGCGTTCGGTGAAACGTATACCGGGACATATACTGGAGCAACCAGTGGTAGCTTCGCGTTATATTATAACGGAGATGCTGCCACATCTTACGTGGTTGCTTGGTCGGAAACTTATAATAAATCGCAGTTTGGTACTGTTTCCGTTCTGCAAAACAATATTCTTAGAGCTGGACTCCAGGACGGTACCTGGATAACGGCTACCGTTGGTTTCGATGGTGCAATAGTCGGTGCCTGGCAAAAAGTGACAATGGATATGTGTCTTCTGGAACTATTGAAGGACACGAAATAGCTGTAGAAGATGTTGCTGATTACGCCGGTTCTTATAGACTGATAACTGATCAAAATGATATTGTGAATCTTACCGTGAATGTATTTGGAGAGATTACTGGTAACTCTGTAAACCAAGGTCCAGGCCGAGGAATCATAACTGAAGATGGACATATCTTTCTTCGATCAAATAATGTTCAATCAGCTATCTACGGAAAACTTGATAGTGGTCAGTACTATTGGGTTCCTGCCAACGTTACTGGAACTTATCATGGAAGTAAAAATGTATCTCGGACATACGCTCTACCTGAAGAAGAAAATCCAGGATGTTTTATTGGTTCAACCGAGACCAAGTATTCGGTCAAGGAAGTTATTGGTAGCTGTCTTGCAGTAGCTCTTGGTGCAATCGTTGCAGCTCTTGGCGTATTTATATTCATCATTTGTAAATTTTAAAGGGCGGGACTGAATGAGAAAGCCTAAAGTAAAGCTTATTGGAACTGATGGAAACGTGTTTGCGCTTATTGGGACAGTAGTAAAGGCCTTAAAGAGGGCTTACCAGTAGCTGCAGGCGAATTTAAAGAAAAGGCAATGAGAAGTATTTCTTACGACGCCGTGCTAGCGTTAATCACTGAATATGTAGATGTAGAATAGGAGAACCGAAAATGATTAAAATTGATCCAGAAAAGTTGTGTGAGTTTTGCGTGTCTACGCTTGAAGTAAACCCAAGTCGTTGTGAGGGAAGCCGTTGTACTGAGGCTTACGATAGCTACATAGAATCAATAGGCATAGAAGATTCTGATAGGGCCACCTGCTTCGGGGAATTACATATTGGTGACACAATATACTACCTTAGTAGCGCTAACGAACTCCGTACTCTTACGATAGTCGCAAAGGCTGAATCACTTAGAGACGGCATTCCTAAAGTGTACTTCACAGTCAAGAGCCAAGAGCTTAACCACTACCTGGATGTAAGGGCGCAGCGTACTGCAAGTATCTTTATCCATAAGAAAGACGCGATAGCAGCGTATACCGCTTTAATAACGCGCACTATCCAGAAAATGACTGAGCACTTAATCCTTTTCAGTAAGTGATTATAGACGTATTAGATCGACCAGAATAGAGGAGAGCACTAATGGATACAGTATTATGTAATTTTTGTAGTCGTTCAGTTTTAAATTGTGGCGGTAGGGTTATCTATGGCGAAGACGGAAACGGCTCTTGTGCAGTGTTTGCTGCGCTACCGATGTACACAGAAAGTTGGACGCTAGATACGTCATCGGAACAGCCAGTAGAAAAACCCATTGGAATTGTCCCAAAAGAAGTATGGCTGTTTGAGCGCATCATGGGCGTTAAAAAAGTTCTCGCGCAAGAAATATCTGAAGAGCTGAGAAAAGAACTTGAATCAGAACTTAAATGGCTGTTACGTCAACGTCAGCCGTCTAATACTGGAGAAGATAGAAGCCCATATGATATCATTCAGATGGTTCTCAGCGATATGGAAAGCGATGAAGGGTCTTTACTGAAGGGTGAGTGGAAAACCATTGACAAGCTCCTGGTTATTGGAGTTGACACTAGAAACAACGCTTTTAACATATCAGCTGTTTCCAGTAATACACTTTTACAAGATGTACTTGCTATGGCGGAACTGATTAAGCATTCGACAGCTCAAGGTGCAAGGAGTTGAACAGGCCTATGAAAAAACCACGACTCAGGTTCTGTTGGCACTGTGGAAAACAGCTATACGGTAACCACCATGTTGAGCTTATCATAGACGAGTACCCTAGGATTCTACATAAGAGCTGCGGTAAGCTTTTCATGGTTGAAAGTAAAGGAGAGGCTGGAAATGCGGCTATTAACGCCAATCGTTTGGATATTTGAGATTATCCTGGCGGTCACTTATTTTTTTGTTGCGCTAGTGCTTGCTATTATTGTTAGTGCTGAGCAAACACTTAAGCTTTATAAAACACTTAGACAGCCTAAAGGTGGTGCATGATTAACTACGCAGAGCTCGATAAGTTAGTAACATATCTTGCTGAAAAGATTGAGATAGTTAATGGAGAATACTCAACATATTCAGAGTGCATTCACCAGATGGCGAAAGCGCAAATGACCCATCAGCAGATCGCGGACCGGTTTAAAGTACGTAGAACTACCATCCTTTGTCATCTACGGAGGATGGGTGTCGTTAGAAATAAAAGAAGTCCTGGAAAAGAGTGTTTGCCACAGCTCAAAGAGCTTTACCAGTCTGGGTTATCATGTCGGCAGGTAGGAGCTTTACTTGACATGACTGGCTCGAGAGTAGCATACTGGTTAAACGCAGGAGGAGTTCCGCGTAGAGGCAGAGGTAGAGGTACGAGCGTACCAGGAAGAAATAATGTAACACACACACACACACTGTAAAAGATACCGGAGGAAATACGAAATGAAAAACAATGTCCATTTATGTGATAGTTGCAAAGATGATTTTCCAGAATGTAGTGTCTGTGGTGAAGATATCAAATTTGGAAATGGGAAAGGAGATGACAACATCATTGCTTGTCCATTATACACACCTATCACAAAGAAAACAGATCTTGTCCAAAGCCCAATAAAAGTCAATGATGAAACAGAAACTCCGTTAGATATTATAAAACGTGTCCTTGCGCAAATGGAAAATGATACCCCCAACAGTGTTAAAGAATGGACCAAGATTGTGGTTATTGGTCTCAATGATTCTCCGGGTAAATATTCTGTAACAGATATTTCCTCTAACAGTCTTAAATTTAGTGAGCTTCTGGGCATATTGAAAATAGTGGAACATTCCACTATACATAAAGCTCTTATCGAACCACCATCAAATTTCTGGGAATAAAAGGAATAATCAATGCGTTGGAACAGGAAAACACGACATTTAATAGGAGGTTACGTGGCAGATCCGTTAAGACAAACAGGAAGAACGACTCGCCAGATGGGAGGTGCACCGAAAGATGCGGTATATATTTGGCCTAACAGAAATACTTGGGTAGCTATTAATTTAGCTAACAAGGCAGGGCGGTCTGACCTACTCATAGTATCACCTCTTTGGCTAGACGGTTCTTATATAGGCTGTAGGTATTCAGGCGTAGTTGTAGACCATGCCACTAGGCTTAGTGACGACCAATGGGATATAGTTAACAGGATTCAGGCGTTATCTTTACAAGGAGGCAAGACATGAAAGTACAAGACCTTATTTTTAGTGATGCAGCTCAAGGTGACAGCTACACTCTAGTAGGTGCTAAATGCGACTACGGGAGAATTACTGTGCTAGATTGTTTAACAGGTTTTAGAGGCGGGACCATAAGAGATGTGGAAACTGGTTTCAAGGACCACGATAGTAAAATGTGGATTGCAAGTGGCGATATTGACATACGTATGTATCCGCACCTTACCATTGAAGAAGCTATAGCGTTTATTAAAGAAAAAGCTAACACGCTGGTAGGAGTGTAACATAATAACAACACTGGCTATGATTCGCTCTTATAATCCATGTGGGCAAGCGGTTAATAGTTATACAGGTTGGGACAAGCTAACTCGGCGGTTAGGGACAACTGATCCAGACGCTTCAGTATCGCTAAGTCAGATTCTCGCATTTAATGGAATTGAGGATGCTGTGTGGGCGTTAAGGTGTTTTGATTACAAGAAGTACTGTCTCTTTCTAGCAGAGGTTGCGGAGAGCGTTTATCCATACTATAGAAACGTATACCCTGATGACACGGTAGTTAGAAGAGTTATTCATAACATACGCTGGCACTACGATGGTACACATACCAGTGAGCAGTTATACAGTAGCGCTATAGACGTAATTCGCGGGAATAACCGTAATACTACGTGTCTATCCGCTCAGCATGCTTCTGATACCGTAGCCTATGCTGCAATTGCTAATGTCTCTTCTTCTTCGTACACGATTGCGCACGCTGTTGCTGCTACGATCCATTACTACGCGGCTTGTTTCGTTGACAATAAGATCACACTAAACTATGCTGATGTAATAAGACAAGATAAATTTATGGAAATTGAGCTAATGTTTAAGAAACACTTTTGCACAGAGGAGAATGGAAAATGATATTTATAGCTGTGCCAGGAGTTGATGTTTACGTTAGAATAACTTGTGGTATCTGTGGAAAAGAAACTGATTCAGAAGGAATTGATTTTGAAAAACAAAAGAATGAGTTTGGATCAGACTCTCGTAATATAAAATCTACTTGTAGACATTGTAGTAAACAAATAGAGGAGCTAAAAACTGAAGTGCTTATATTGAAGGAGAATGGAAAATGAGAAAAGAAATGTATGTTTGTGATCCATGCAAGGCGCAGTACGACCCAAATATAGATACTATATTTGGACTCGGTTATTCTGAAGCAAAGGAATGATTATGGGATTATCATGTTCTTGTGACGAGTGGGATGGCGATGGTGAATATTGGACAGCACCAAATGACTATTCAACTATGAAGTGGCGTTCAAGAAGAAGAAAATGTTGTTCATGCAAAAAGATAATCAATGTTGGAGAAATCATTACCGAATTTGCAAGATTCAGAGGTCCATTATCTGATATTGAAGAAAGAATATCTGGCGATGAAATCCCACTTGTTGATTATTACATGTGTGAGAACTGTTCTGATATTTTCTTCAATCTTGATGAATTAAAGTTTTGTGTTGATATAACAGAAAATATGAATGATCTTCTTAGAGATTACAAAGAGCTTTACGTTGACAACCCATATCTGAAAGCTTTAAAACAGTCATCGAAAAGAACTTTATGAAGATCAATATTATTGTGAAAGTAGATGTTCCAGAAGGTGCCACTCATTATTTAGGTGTTATCACAAAATCACCTATCTGGGTCAAACGGATTGTAATTGATGGTGTTGTCCGTTGGTGGACGTATCAGATGGATTGCAAGTCATGGTTCTTGTTACATCGGAAGGCAACATCACCTATACCAAGGGAGATTATAACAGTGAACAGGAAATGAAATCTAAAATAAGAATTAAACTGGTTAAAGATAGTAGTGACCCTGAGAAGTACTCATGTATGGAGTGTTGTTTATCTTCTTTACCGGATAGTGATGGACGTTGCATCTGTAATCAATACCCGGATGGAACACATTTTGAATTTGCTGACGATATAGAATTTATCGTTGTTGAAAATAAGGAGTAGATGACGAATGATACAGATACCAGTAATAATCCAGTGTATACACTGTGGAGCAACATTAACATCAAATATGATAATAAACAAGAATACTGTCAACTTCCACGTTTGTTTATGTTCAACCTGCTTAGATAAAATAGTAAAAGAAGAAGCTGTGAAATTTGATGTCCGTAAAACAAACTAAAAGAAGAAGCACAAGAAGTAAGCTCTCTGAGAAGAAAACTGATCAACATGGAAAAAACAAACATTGGTAAAATGTAGAAAAAGATATACTTCTGTTAGGTATAAGCCAGCTCTGATTTTAGACGCTAGGAGTAAATGCTTTTATGTTCATCCATCAATTCTGCACTCTTTAAAAGGGCGTATAGAAAAGCAAAGTGAATCAGCGTACCACTGTAGACCGTCAATATACGACAAATGGTAAAGTTTAGAAGGAGGCGTTCATGGAAGACCCAACACTTATCGATACTGTTTACGTCGCTGGACTTGGGCGTATTCCGTGTTCACAACTAATAACGTGGGACAAAGGTATCAGGTTTAACGAAGAATGCTATACCACAGCACGAGAGCACCCCTTATGGAAAGACACTGATTGCCTGATAACATTTATCGCTAGGTTGTATGTCGAAAAAAAGATGACCTCTTCTGAAGTAGCTGCTATATTTGGTAAGTCTAAAGCTTTCATTATACAACTATGCGATCGTACTAAAATACCTAAGCACCAACAAGGTCGTATAAACCATGGTAAGCTAACAGCTGCAGATGTTCGCGCCATTCGAGCACAACCAGAAAAGTCTTCAACAATACTAGCTCGAGAGTTAGGCGTGTCACGTGATATAATTAATCAAGTTAAAGTAGGGAAAACATATAGTTGGGTCAGCGCGCAAGAAGTATTAACTACCATAACAAAGGAGACAGACCAATGACAGACTTCACACCGATGCCCCAGGAAATGTATAAACGTTTCGACTACATGGTAAACAACATAACGGCTAAGCTGGAGCGCTCGCCCTACGACACGTATTCAGAAGACGTTCACCGGTGTTATATAATACAAAAAATGTGTAGCGCGGAAATTGCAAGAAAGTATGACGTTACCAAAAACGCTATACTGGCACATCTTAGAAAAATGGGCGTGCCTCGCAAATCCAGTGGGGGGAGAAACTATTGGAAGGTAACAGATGAAATCCGTAACACTATTTTACAGCAACCGCATACAGACGCGTTCTATGCTAAACATTTTGGTTTACACAAGGCTACTGTATACAAAATCAGACATGACGAAATGAAAAGGAGAAAGAAAGCAAATGACAACGCGTGATAACTCAGTCATATTCGGGAGCAGGAGTATTGAGATAGCGCCACCAGTAGTAGTGATTAGTACGCCTAGCCAGATAATAGCAATCCCGACAACAGAATTTAAACTTATAGCTGACTGGTTTTTAGAGAGCCAGAGAGAGGTCCAGCAAAATGAAATGCTTTTACCATAAATCTGATTTCGACGGCAAGTGCGCCGGTGCTATCGTTAAGTACTTTCACCCTGAGTGCGAGTTATATGGAGTAGATTATAGCGACACTTTAGATATGAGCTTAGTATGCTTTGGAGAGACTATAGTAGTAGTCGATTTCTGTTTCTCTAGAACTGAGATGCTCTTACTATTTGACGCTGCTACACTTATCTGGATTGACCATCATAAGTCTTCTATAGATAGCCTAAGTGACTTACCCATCAAAGGTCTTCGAGAAGTTGGTAGGTCAGGGTGCGAGCTAGCTTGGGAGTTATTTAGTATCGACCTTCACGCACCACCAAAAGTAGTACATCTTCTTGGTAGGTATGACGTATGGGATCATAAGAATACTGATGTAGTGCCTTTCCAGTATGGAATGCGCGCACAGAAAAACACTGAACCTACTAACATGGAATTCTGGTTTCCTTTGTTTGCGTCGGATGTAGGTATACCAAGAATATTAAAAACGGGTAAACTCATACTTGAGTACCAAGAACAGCAGGACGAGTATCTTGCTAAGTCTATGGCGTATGATGTAATGTTAGAAGGACACCGTGCGATTGCCATGAATAGGTCACACGCTAACTCTTTGGCTTTTAAAAGCGTATATGACCCAGCTAAACACGATATTATGATAGCTTACGCAGTACGCGATAAGCAATATAAGTACACCCTTTATTGTGATAAACCTGAAATAGATGTGTCAGAACTTGCTAAACAGTTTGGGGGTGGAGGTCATAGAGGTGCGGCAGGTTTCTATTCTTCGGAACTGCTTATTTAGATCAAGAGTATCTAAAATACGGTCTCCTATTTCGCTTTCTGCTCAACTATTTTAGATAGACCTATATAAACGTATAGGCTCTTTTTAGATAGTCTTAAAATGTGAATTTGGAGACGGTCCCTAAGATACTGAAATCATTACCTTTTTCAGCACCCAGATAGAGGAGATGCTAAAATGTCAGAAGATCGCTTGTGCATAATAACATTCCTGCTAATAGTAATAACGCTAACCTTCATAGTTAAGTTCTAGTATACATAGGCGAGGGGTTGGAGATCTGGAGGAAATAACCAACCCCTTTTTGATTGTCAAAAAGACCAATCAAATTCTAATCTTTAATCATTCAATACACCACATCCACCAGTAATCCTCAAAGCCGAAAGCAAAGCATTTACCGTTCCTCTTAATGCAATAATATCGGCTCTAGCTAATTCAAGCTCAGCAGCTATGGAGGAAAAGTTATTGTTACTAATAGCATTTGAAGTAACAGGAACAATAGTTGTTGTTACTGTTCCACCAGATGAGTTGGTTAATGCAGTCTGAGTTAACGCAGCGGCATCAGCCACTATAGGAGCTCCAAGAGCACTTGTTGCTGTAACTGGTCCTCTCAACTTTGTTAACTGAGTGTTAAGCAATTGCATGTTAGATGTAAGAATGTAATTCCAACCTTGCTGCCGGTAACTGATTGTTTCTAATCCCGAAGGACTTAAGATTGCCATGATTTATCTCCTTTAATTAATTTTTGTAAACACCATCAGGTGCTCCAACAGCAACAGTAGTAACATCACTACAAACCCCGTTAACAGCATTCCTTAAATAAAAATTGAAAGCCCCACCGAGAATAAATGATACAAATGGATCAAATATTCCGGTAATTGGTGTAACCCCAGGATCTGGAACAACATACCAAGTGACACCGTCTGTACTATACATAAAACACCCGTCATACAACATTGGATACATATCAGACAGCGCCCAATTTGGATCAGATACGTCACCAGGATCAGAAAAGCCAGCACCATCATAGGTTTTAGTAACTGGCCACCATTCTGCAAGAAGTCTATCACCATTTGTTCGTGTCACTTTAACGTTCGGCACTGGCCATGGTTTTGCTGCCTTGTTTACACCAGTAACATGAATAGCTGCACCAAGTGTATATTTCATGGTAGCCGTTGAAGGATAAAGCTTCGTATAAAAACTCGTAGCTGCACCACTATGCCAGGTTGTACCATTTAATTGAAACAACCATACCGATGCCCCGGCACCATGTGAAGTGACCACCGTTCCGTAAAGTCCTCTGATAACTCCTTGTAGCCTGTAACTTCCCGTGTAAACTGGTGTGGCTGTCTGATACGTCATAATCTCATCATCTACAAGGAGCAACCTACTATTTTGTAAAGCAAACAGATCAGTCCTTGATACATCAGAAAATTCTGGGAATGCCGCAGCAAGGACAGTTGGTGTAACTATCATGCCTGTTTCTGAATCGTCAATTACGTTTGTTATTGGATATGTATCGTATAAAGTAGAGTATCTACTGTAATTCGGAAAAACTCCCTGACTTATGTACCCACCATCAATTGTTGATGATGTTAGTACTTCAACACCAATCTCACCTGATCCACCTTTAGTTGCCAAAATTATCCAGCAAGGATAGGAATTAGAATAATCGTACGTTAAAGGCCATTCAAAGATTCGTGCAACAGATGATGCTACTGGATTGTGGTCCGGTTCTATCCATGTGGATCCAGAAGTAATAACAAAGTTATCGTCAAACAATCTTTCTACAACTTGAGCGGCAACCCAAGTTAATTTGTTATCATCAATTTCTCCCATACCCTTAGAAATTATTCTGTAGTAAGTAGCAGTCATGCCAAGATCTTCATGGGCTATTGTAACAACATCACCAATTTCAAGAAACGCTTTATCAAGAAATGTTGAGTAGGAAACAGTTGAAGCCGGATAGCTATTTTCTTTCATGATCTCCCACAAACGTTGCTCAGCTAATGTTCTATCTCTGAAAGCCGACAAATCAACTGACATAGGTTTAACAAGGCCTTGTATTTCTACATTTGAAACATTAGTTATGGAAACTGTTCTTTTTGTATGACTCATTGTTTCATCAATGAGATTTCCTGTGAATGTGTTATGTGTGTCTTGCCAAGACTTTCTGGAAAATTGAAAGTCGATAAAGTCTTCTTTAACAAGGTTAGCTACGGCCTCTTCTGCGCCATCAAAAGCTTTTAGTCTAAATTTGTTCTCACTATCAACACCGAAATAACCCCCCACAAACGAAAGGACATATTTAATCTGTTCGCGTAATGGAGCTTGTGCGGTTAAAGAAATATTCAACCCATAATTTTTTCTTCCCCAATATCCTGACGCAGCTATGAATGATGGTAGGTTCATCTGAGATGTTGTGGCACCAGCTTTAATAAGTAAACAATAAACAAGATATGATGGATTAATTCCAGTTGTACAATATCTATCACCACCTATAAATGGTATTGTAGGAAGACTTTCAACCAAAAAATGAAGTGTCTGAACTGATGTAGAATTTACGCCAAGTCTTAGAGAGTGCATATAAATCCAGCAAATGCCTTCAAGACTTTTTATGTATGAGTTGGGAGGTGAAACCGTTGACGGATTATCTACTCCAGATGCGAATACCTCTGGTGTATTTCCTGGAAGACTTTGCAAGTTATCATTAACCCAAGTGGAAATGAGTGTCGCCGGACCTTCACACAATAATTGCCACACACTGAGAAAGTACGTATATGAAGAGATATACGATTGAACTACAGTTTTTGTGGATTTCCCGTCCTGTACCTCACTTGTTTGTGACGAATAGTTTTCTATTGCTACAAGATTTCCGTACCATAGAATGTTTCCTGACACCCTCACCCTGCCGTAAATTGCTGGTACAACAATTCCTTCTGTTACTTTTGTCACTTGAAAAGAATCTACTGAATTGGGCTGCATGTTGGTAACTGTTGGTGTAATTCCTTTCATCTGGGAAACTGTGTACATTCCATAACCAACGGATAAAACGGCTACAATACTAAGCCCAATGGCAATTGCTATTCCCATACGTCCCTCTTTTCGATTCTAAAGATATTATATATTCTTTTAGTATAAAAACTACCAAACTGCATTGGTCCAACTTCTCTATTCTGTATACTTTGAACTACCTGATTATTTCCGAGATATATTACAGCATGTGTACAAAGCCACTCTCTGCCACTCATTTTAAGAACAATTATATCACCAAACATAAATTCAAAACTAGAAGTATACTTGTACTCTGCAAACTGAAAACCATCAGCAACATAATTAATCCAGTGATTATATAATGATTCTAAAAGAAACTGATGAAGGGTATGCGCTACCCAATCTTCTGGGTAGAAAACATGTTTGACCTCAGTTAAAATTTTGGCTTCCTTCAAACACTCTCCTATTAGTAGCGTACAGTCAACACCACGTCCTTTCACGGCTTTTCCATGCATGTATGGTGTACCGTACCACGACTCCATTATTTTCAAGAAACTATCTATATTAGTCTGATAAGAAAAATATTCCATATTATACTCCGTACAACGTTGGATTTCTCTGTGGAATTGTTAGCATACCTTGGAATTTAGGTAGGTTTCCGTAAAGTGTACATGATGCGTAAGACCCATCACATCCAGGATAAACTATTACGGTGTCTCCAGATGCTATTGAAGAAAACGCCATGTGAAGAAAAATAGTGTCATTTGTTTGTTTTGTAATAAACCTGGAGTCCTCCCCAAGAAGGACGTACCCTGTGGCATACGAATGCCCTGTTGCCAGTAATCCATTTATTGTGAGACTATTTCCAGAAACAGCAGAAACAGTAGATTCTAATTCGTAAGATGCAAGTGTCAATCCACAACCGGCATCACAAAATTTATGGTTGCAATTTGGTTTACAAATTATTTTCGGTATCAATACATTAAACAAACTAGAATTTGCTTCACATCTTGCAGATACTGTACGATCTTTAAAAGTGACACCTAACACTTGACCTGTAAATAAAACTATAGACTGTGTGAAATCATCAAGCACCAAACGGGTTATTGTTACAGTGACCGGGGCAATTGGAGCTGTTGAAAGATACTGTAAAAATGTTGTTAAAACTGCGGCTGATATATCTACGGTTGTTTTTCCCATTTGGGTGTCTTGCGTGAATCCTGAACGTTTAATTGGTCTTGCCAAGTAAACAAAAGAACCGATAGTGATATCTTCATTCCAGGAAGTAAACCTTGAATAGACTGAACCAGCATAAAAAGTGTATATTTCCGGGTATGCTATCTGTTGTGTTAAAGCGTTATTTTCAGCAACTGTTGTCATAACTATATCTCCGCATATTCGTAAATAAGCTCTACCATTTTCAATGTTACTTTGCTAACTCTATCTGTTGTGTAGTCAACAACAAGATCATCTTGATCAAATCGAACAAGCTTCACTTGTCCCATTCTTATTTGAGGATCTCCAACAATCCAGGTGTCCGTAACTACTGCATCAAGTGTTAGCGTTAAATAGTCTGGGCTCGTGTTTACGGCTAAATCTGTTATATGTTTAATGCATGAATTTCCATTAAGATGATCAATAAATATTCTCTCATGACCCCTATATGTCAAATCTAAATCAGAACTGTTAATGTCTATTGTTGGTGCTGTGGTCAAACATGTTGCATATAAAGAATAATTTACCAAAGGTTTTTTAATCCAAAACCTTTCTAATCTTCCTTTTCTCGCATCAAAGAAATCAAAGAATGTCTTTTCTATAATCTTTGTATTAAAAAGAAGTTCAATTTGAAGATCCATTCTTATACTTTGACTTAAACTTGTAAGATCTTGTGAAGTCCCAGGAAATCCAACTATCTGTTTACGAGGGGTTAACTTGATAGACGGGTTTGTTGCCCAGTTTGATTCATATGGGAAAAGTGGGATACCGTTTAATCCAGTATGATCAATAGCCATGTTAAATTTCCTTCCTGAATTCTGAAAACTGCAAAGTTACACCGCTTATCATATCAGTATTAGCCTCAAAATCAATAGAGTCAACAGTCACAAAACAAACAGGATATATAACAGTGGTATCTTTGTCAAATCCTGCAACAATGTTATTTTCAAAGTAAATTGTTTTTGTTCCTATATTTATTGAAGAAACCCGTTTAGCTTCTCCATAATTGTTTTCATGGTCTACTACCAACACGAAAGAAGACTCCGGTAGAAATTTATAACTTGAGATTTCTTCCCGAACGACAACGTTTGATTGTCCAGATACTATATCGGCTGCTGTGAAACAAGCTTCCTGGTAAAGTGGCATTGCCAATATTTTATCTTGTGCCATATCAGCCCAATGATAAAATATGTCTTGCTTTTCGAGAGTATCTAAAAGAATTTTAACATTTATTCTCTTGTACATTCTACTTTGGAAAGGTCTTCTCTGTTCTCTGGTTAAAGTATTGTCCTGAATTATGGTATCATGTAGTAAAGTAAGTTTGTATCCATCATCCCAATCTATTGGAAAAGTAAACGGCAAAATTCGAATTCCAGAAATGTAGATGGGGAAAAGTTCTCCACTTATATCAAAAGTATACGTGGTGTCTTGTTGTCCAGGACCGTTCGCGTATACTGTTAGATCATATATTTTGTCGAGATCTGCACCTATACCAAGTGGGAATGAAGAAGGAGTCATAAGAGTGCCTTCTTCATCAATGACTGTCCGATCATTGATCACGTTGTCTACGTACTTAGCATTCCATATAACAACTGTTGTAAATAGACCTTCTGCAAAAAACCCACGAATTTCTGTAGGTGAGCAATAAATGGACCCTCTGACAACATCCTTTACATAATTTTCTGATAGATCCCCTAAAGGTAAAAGTTCACTTTTATGAAACGTCTCTCTTGCTGATTCTTTGGCACTATGAGAAAGTTGATCAGTTATTTCATTTCCACCCCATGTAGGTTCGTATACACCTAATAAAAATGGTGGAGCTTGAACAGAAGCTATAGGAGCTGGTTGTGAACCTATATCCACTGTATTATCATCGTACATTGTAACTGTCTGTGCTGCTTCTAGAGTGGACGTATCTGACCAAGAAACAACAGAGTTTGTAATTGTGGCCATTTCCGACCTCCTATGCTATTCTGTACGCAATGCCGAAATTTTTTCTATTGAATCCCGGAAAACATAAAAATTGTTTGGATCCGTTAGTTACTGTAGCTCCTGTGGCAAGACCCTGAACGTAGCAGATGTAATGCTCACACATTCCTAAAGGTCTCCAAAATCCAGCAACAGAATCTTTCCAATAGGCATTTGGCTTTAACATTAATCTGTAAGAGGCGTAACTCATTTTATATCCGTTATATGTCTGCGAATAAGGTAAGGAATCGTCAAGTAACATACGTCGATTAGAAAAATAGTATGATGCGTACGAAAAATTAAGTGTTGCACTTACTGGTTCAAAACCAAAATCTTCTTGGATATTCCCAGCATTAGCGAGTCCTACTCCTTTCAAGACTACATTTTGCGAATTGTCATTACCTAATCTTGGAGATGTCCAGTAAGCTTTTGAGGAAACTGATCCAGCAGGGGTGTCCCATTCGTACACATTTGTTTCTCTCTTAAAATTAAAAAGAAAATTTAACGTGGTATCTGTATTCGTTGCCGTTTTATCAAACACATTCCAAGTTCCAAGATGTAAACCCGAATTAGAAACACCATCATTATCTACGTGTATTGCTAAGAATTTGGAGTTTCCAAAAAACCAAACATTTGGTGGATTTAATCCATTACAACAAAAATACCTTCTTGCAGCTTGATCTGTAAAATTGGGAAACTGTGAGAGTGGATGTGTAGTCCGACATGAAGGATCACCAATAACTCTTGTGGCCGTATTAACACGTCCCTGTGGTGATATAGACCCTTGATTTGTGCCTTTTAACTCAGACAGAAATTGGTAACACATATTCTGTGCAGAATGATTGCCACAACCAGCCCCTGTCTGTGAGATCATTAAAAATGTTGCTGTACCAGCATTAAATACACCAGTAGTTGTGTTCCACGTTCCAACGTTCGTTAGATTGTACTCTACTGTCCACCCACAACTTCCAGCGAATGTTCCGAATCGGTTAAGTGTATCGTGAATGTCTGTGATGTTCGTATGATGTTCGTATGATAAAAGTGTCATTGTTCCTCCTAAATTCTTTTTACAGCGTAAAAGTTGTACTGTGCCACTTTCCCAACATCATTAAAAACTCTATATGTGCTGACACCATCATCTATAATATCATACGTTGCGATTTGATTACATGGTGCATAATAAAAATCATCGAACGCACCAAGAAATTCATTCTGGGCTCCTGCAGCTGGCCACCACAAATAAATTGGAATTACTAATACTCCCCCATTTGTAATTCTACCAAGAGGTGTGAAGCAAGAATCAGAACTTGAACAAGATCTGAGATGGCCAGATGTCAAATTATGAAACCAAGAATTAGCTGGTGACATAATGTGTCTTCCCGTAGAGGATAGGGCATCAACATCAGAAAATATACTGTGGTTTGATGTAGAAGTATGCACAGCTACAGCATTGTATAAGTTATTTGATCCAACAAATACTGGATTTGCATAATTTGTTGGGTTTGTGTATCTAAGAAAATGTCCCACATAAAATGATTGATAATAACTGGACTGTGTTTCAATGAAACCTATTATACGTCCTTGATTGGCATACAAATTCATCGACAATGTCGAAGACCAAGCTGACATATTTACATCGTAAAGCTGCCTCGAAAGTCCAATACCAGTTGAAATGCCGGTGGTATTGGCTGGTGAGCTATTCCAGGCATTCCAGGCGTAAACACTTAGCACTGTATTTGGAGCCGTATAAGTTGGAATACCCCTTTGCTTAAATCCCACATAAATGGGATTTAGTCCATTCTTGCCGGTGCTGCCAATAATGCATTCTAAACAACTATTTGCTTCGTCCGCAGCAATAAAATAGTTGACAGTTACAGGAGTTCCATTGGTCGGAGGAGTAGCAAAAGTTACTGAGATAGCTCTTGTTGACGTCCAACTTATTGAACTTGTTGAAATGTCTGGATGGTTGAATGCTCCTGATGTCTGATGCCTTGTCAAATTTCCAATCAATCTATTATCAGTTGCGGCAAGGTTTCCGTGAGTAAGATCTGCAATAGCATGACTATGCGCTGTTTTAGCTACACCACCTATTGTAAATGTTAATGTTGGGCTGAACATTGGAAAAACACCTCCAGCGTATCCTGTTGCTGTTGGGTTCCCTGTAAATACTGTTTGAGACCCGTTTCCTGTTCCAAGTACAAATGTTGATTGTGTTGTAGAAGTGGCATTCGGTCTTATATCAGTTAAAGCATTTAAGTGGGAGTATGTGTGTCTAATTAATCTCCAATCGGATCCAGGCTGACCATGAATATAGGAAGCTGTTAACGTCGAACCACTATATGGAGCGGTCGTAAATGTTATGTTAAAAACACCAGTAGCATAAACAAAAGTTGAAATAGCTCCATTAATATGCGTTCCAGTAATAAACCCAGAAGCATCATCTGTTGCTGTATAATTGACAGCTCCAACTCGATAAGAAATTGTGAATCTACTTTTCGGAACTGGCGATCCGACCAAAGTTCCAGTGAAATTTGTAAGTGTTCCGTTTGGTGTTCCTAAACTTTCACCACTTACTTCTGTTCCAAGTAAATGATCGAGCATGTGATCAATTAGACCATCAGGCCCACCAAATCTTGGTATAGCATGAGATTCAATAAACATTTCCCCTCCATTAACCCTGATTCAAAACATGTTTTATTTGATACGCTTTTTCTGAAATAACGTTGACGATTGATTGCTGACCTTTTTCCGATGATGTGTACTTTTCGAATAGCGAGGGGTCAACCAAGTTCACTATGTTGACCATCTGACCTTTTCCACCAGCAGAATCACCTTGTGATGATGGTACAGGCCCACCAGCGGCCAAAGCGTAACTTGGTTTCACTCTTGGCACGAAAGCTCCCATATTGTCCAATGCGCTTGACAACAACTCTCTTGGATACATTCCCATTCTCATGGCATTCATGATTCTATCACCATATTTTCTACCAGCTGCTACAGGCATAACATATTCTTTGGCAGTAAGATTCACGGGTATATTATCAGCACTATCTGTTGGAGAAGAGCCGCCAACCCATCCACCTTCGGCCATTTTTTGCGACGCTACGGTAGCGACATTAGCCATACCTCCAGCAATAATCATAGCAGCTAAAATTGGACCTGCGAATGTTCCGCCGTCTACATTGGCTTTAGATGCTGCAAGAAAGGTATTCGCTATTATTGATGCTATAGACGCAGCTTTCATAAATATAAAAGCGGCTTTCTGTCTTTCACGTTCTTTATTTTCAGCGTCTGCGAGTCTTTTGTCATTAGCCATTTTTGCATTTGTGGCTGCAGTGTCATTCTCAATTTCCAATTGAGTTATCTGTTCAGCATTAGCTGCTTTCATTCTGTCTACTTCACCTAAGGACGCGCCACGCTGGATAGCTGCTTCAATTTCCTGAGAATGCGCGGTCTTAATAGCGTTGATACGCGCGCTATCACCCTGCGCCCGCAGTGCTTCTTCATTCGCTATATCCGTTTCCAGGGCTGCTAGTTTATAATCTGATAACTGTTTCTGTAAATCGTATATTGCTGAAAAAGTGTTTTCAACTATAGAGGCATACTCGGCTACTGTCTCAGCTAAAGCGCTATAGTACTCTCGTTCGTTGTCTAAGTCCTTCCGGCGCACTTCTTCTTTAAAAAGGGCAATTGAGTCTCTAACAGCTGCTATACTTTTGCCTTGCTCTACCTCAAGTTTCGTTTTTTCTTCAAAAGCATCTAGCATTTGCTCTTTCTCAAGAGCCTGTTCTGCTTTTAGCCGGTCTAGTTTACTTAAACCCGGCTCAGTAGCATCTAACGCGAGCTTTCTATATTTTAGCTCATTATACATGGCGGTCTCTTCATGTAAGAGCGCCCGAGTAGCCTTGGTTTCATCTGTTGTTAACTTTACCAGCTGCTCTTTATGCTTTATCTTTAGCACCATTAAGTCGTGAAGCGCTTTTTCTTTCTGCGGTTCAGTGGCGCTAGTCTCAACCGCAACGTTAGCCAGTACTAAATCTAACTCCTGTGATTTCTTTAAAAGCTCTTCTTTATTATTATAATACGTTCTCAGTGACATGAGGCCGAGTGAATAGCTTCCCTCCGCCATAGTGTCTACTTTCGCAAGACCTGCTCTCGCTAGTTCAACCTGTCTCCGATAACTCTCTTCTACTATTTTGCCTTGGGCATTTGCTGCAGCTGCTTTTACAGCAGTCTCGTCATTAATCTGCTGTATTGTTAGCCTCTTTTTACCCTGCTCAGTGCTAACTATTTCTTGCTTAGACGTGTCAATAGTAGACGCTTTCTTTCTTTCTGCTAATAGTGCCGCCAGGTAAGTTCTTTCAATTTGCAGTAACTGGTCAGCCTCGTCTATCTTAATCTGGAATATTTTGTCAGACGCGTCCGATGTTATTTTTATTTTTTCAGTTTCTAGTAGGTCTTTACCCTTTAGCGCCTTTGCTTCTGCTAACTGTACTGCTAATATTTGGTCTATCGCAGAATTTTTAATCTTCTCAATAGCTGCCTTATGGTCGTCAATTAACTTTTGATTGGCCACTGACGCTTTAGTACCAGCAGTAAGTAAAGGATCGTTAGCTGCATCTTTTGCTCCCTTGGCAGCGGCGAAAAAGTATTCCCTTATGGCAGCAGCCGACTGTGGGTTGAACTTTTCCATCTTTCTTAGGGTGTCGATGTATTTTTCCATCGCTACCCTGCTGCTAAGAATTTCTTTAGGGTCTGCTGATATCTTAACTTTTCCTGTCCTAGCTAACGCTGTAACTACTATTCTAGCGTGCTCTCTCAAGGCGTTTAGATAGTCTCTTGTTTCTACTTGAGCGGTTGTTAAGACGCCTGAATAATTTCTAACTTCTTCTGATATTTGAGCAAACGACTTTTTTACGTCTGTAGCAGGATGAAAAAAACTAAACACCTCTTCTAGAATATTCTTATCAGCGAAAGCTTCGTTTAACTTATTCCCTAGGTTAAGAATCTGCTCTGACATTGCGTCTAATTCATTGTCAGCTTGTATTTTATACCACGCTTCTAGAGCCTTTCCATTATCTACTACTGCGCCTGTTGTTTCGTTAATCGAGTCTTTAGCTCTATTGGCAGCATCGACAAATTCCTGTGACATACCTTTTGCCTGAGACGTTTTAATAAGCTCTTCTCTAAGCTTTTTATTTATGTCTCTAGCCTCAACTGAATTTATGTTAAGGCCTTTAAGTTTTTCTTTATAGCGCTCATACGCATGTCCAGCTTGGCGCAATGAAAATTCTAGCTCATCATTTTTCTTTATATTCTCGTCAACGCTTTCAGTAAGACTGTTGTACGCTGCTACCATTACACCAATTGCTGCAGCAGCTCCTAAGACAATCATCCCAACTGGACCTAGAGCAGCATAAATAGCAGCACCGAGTATTCTTATGGCTCCACCAAGAGTGATGGTAGATGCGGTGGCGCCCTTCATAGCTGCCGTAGACACAAACACCGCCACAGTAGCAGCCTTTATAGGAGCAATAATATACGTGTAACTTACTCCTAGGACACCCAGGGCTAGAACTAAGCCACCTACCGTAGCTATTAGAACGTCTATGACTGTTGCAACTGGCCCTAGAGCGTCATGAAACTCAGTAAATTTGTTAATTGCTTCTGCGATAAAATCAGCCATGGCTGCTAACATAGGCAATAAGTTGTTTCCAACAGCTATACCCAGACCGGTAATGGCAGATTCAAACCTCTTCCAGGCCCCATACATTGTGTCTTCCATGGTATTAGCTATACGCCTTGCTAAACCATCTGAAGTACTAATAACATCGTTCAAGTCACCTAGGGCCTCAGACCCGGCGTTAACTAGAGCCTGCATACCTGGTCCAGCGCGTAGTCCAAAGAGCCTTAACGACTCTTCACCCTTTATGCCGGCTTTCTCTAACTGCTCTACTATACTCTGGAAGCCTACAAAGTCACCCTTACTATTTTTTATTTGGAGCCCGGCCCCGCCTATTCTTGTCGACAGCTCTGCCATTAACCGTGCATCTGCCTTGGTTGGGTTGTATAGCCCCTGGAGCACACCTCTTAGGGTCGTTCCTGCCATTGACCCTTTAATACCGGCAGTATGTAGAGCGGCCATAGCACCGGTTAAGTCATCGAAATCCGTGCCCATAGCTTTAGCGATAGGCGCCACGTACTTAAACGCGTCTCCGAGCTCTCGCATCGTAGAGTTTGAATTAGTAAATGCTGCGACGAGTCTGTCGTTAACCATGTCTAGGCCTTCTGCAGCAATACCATACGACCTCATAACGTTTACCGCTATACCCGCGGCGTCAGCCAAGTCTAGACTACCGGCTGTCGTTAACTGTAGAACTGACGGCATAGCTACCATGGACTCGCCTGCCTTGATACCAGCTTGGCCCATGATCCTGAATGTTTCTGCAACTTCATTGGCTGTGTAACGTGTGTCTCGACCCAGTTGTAACGCTGTATTTCTTACATTCTGGAACTCAACATCAGTTGTCTGCATTACGCCTTTAACAGCAGACATTGACGCCTCAAACTCTGTGGCTTTTTGGACTCCGATAACAAATGGCGCTGTTATAGCTGATCCAATAGCGCTGAGTGCCATAGAAAAACCTATGACAGAACCGCCGGCGTCAGTAAATCCTTTTCGTATGTTAAGAACATAGTTATTGAGAAGCGCTAATTGTTTCGCGGCAGCTGCAGCTTGTTTTGACGTCTGTCCAATAGCATTCCCTGTCTGATTTATTCCACCAGCCGCTCCTGCTGCTGCTGCACCCGCTGCTCCTAAGGCTGCTCCAACAGAATTTACGCCAGACGCCGCACCAGAAGCAGCTGTTCCAATACCAGCTACACCTGCTGCAGCGCCTTTAGTTTTATCCTGTACACCTTCTATAGATACCTTGACACTAGATAATAGCGCGCCTATACCAGTTCCAGCCTTTTTTGCTGCGGTCTCTATATTAAGAAGGTTTTTAGCAATAGCACTAGCGTTTGCTTGAGTCTGGTCTACCAGTCTAAGAACAATATTAACCATTCTTTCATTATCTGCCATGGCCCTATCCTTTATTTTTTGCCACCCATAACATTTATGACCCTTCTTATGTTCTTCAGCTGTTCAGACTCTTCTTTGGCGCCATCTGACTTCTTTTCCCTATGACTACTTGCCCCATTTATGGAGCTAAGAACTGTAGTAAGCCCTTTACCATCTAGATTTGAACCATACCAGTTATTAAGTATCTCTTCACTTTTTCTGTTTCTGTATTCTACATCCCTGGCACGGGCGCATGATCTAAGTATTATTCCTAGCTCGTACAAAGTGTATTTCTTTATATCTTTCCAGGTATGACCGTACTTGACTAAACTTTGGAAAATATCTCCCCAGTCTATTTTTTCGTCGTCGCGTTGGTCGTCTGTCCCATGCCCTGACTTAGAAGTGTCGCTTTCCCCGCCAGGGCTATAAAGTTTTTTGATAGAGATTCCAGGCTGCCGATATTAATCTCTATACACTTGGTAACAAGATCAAGTAACAGTTCAGCGGGAAGGTTTTTCACATCTTCTTTGTCAAGTTTACTCATAATAGAGACGGCTTCAGGAACTTCTTTTTGGACTACAGAAAGTATCGACGGAAGCATCTCGTTTATAAGTTCAGGTAATTTTCTTTCTTTTTCGTCTTTAGGGATTTGGTGGATGACTTTTTCACTGATTTGTGAAATGAGAAGAGTTACATAAGCGAGGTCTTCAAGACCAAGAGGCCTTAACTGAAGAACTGTTTTTCCAATAGCAAATGTTTCTACTTTAAAAATTGATTCCCAGTCTGATGAAGTTAACTTTACAGTTTCTGACATTTTAATATCCTCCAGAATATTAATTTAGTTGATGATAAAACAAGTGGGAGTTATTGTAACCTCCCACTTTTGAAAGTCAAAGAGCGTTTATAAAACTACACGGAATCTGAGATATACGCATCCATGTAGGGCGAAAGCGGATGGCCGACTTCATCTTTGAATATCTCGCACTCAAATTCAACGCCCATAATTTCTTCGCCGATGAGATTAAGATCTCCAGTGGGCGTAAGTGTTACAGAGTGGAAATTGAGCTCAATGTCATTGCCTTCAGGTACATCGGGAACGAACACGAGTGTGCCGTCAACACCAGTATCTGAGAGACCCGTGATCGTCGAATACGTGTACGCTTCACAAGAGCCCTCATAATCAACTGTAGCTGCGGCTGCGATTGTACCAGGAGAGGGAAGAATTCTGATACGGCCAGACTTAACATCCAGAGTGTAGTCAGTTCCAAGTGTTTTGTATGCTGCAGCAACATGAACAGCAAGATCAGCTGTCCAGGTCTGGGGAGTTGTGGTAGTTGCTACTTTGGTGGTTGATGTAATCGTTTCTAAAGCAACAAATGTTGAAACAGCGATTGTATTGACATAGACGT